TATGACAGGGAGACTGTTATCTCTGTCCTGGCGGACTACGCCGACCACCTTGGGAAGTTCAAGGAACTTTCGGGGCGCATTGCGGCGAAAGCGTATTTGAACATCTGCAGCCTGGAGGAGGATTTAATCGAGAAGGTGCGCGAGCGCATGGAGACGGACCCCAGAATGGAGGTCAGTTTCAGGGACATCAAGGAGCTTTCAATAGCAAAGGCTAACGCCGCACGTGAGGCATTGACTGCCCGTGGCGAGGCTACGAGTATAACCGAGGACAGAAAGGTTTACACGCAGGAGGATTACGAAGCAACCATCAAGGCGGCGAAGGACCGCATTGAGGCGGCTAAGGTTATTAACGCAGAGACAGGAGAAGTAGAAGATGAGATTAACTGATGAGCAATACGACAACCTCTATGCCGACATACGGGCATTGATGGCTGAACACTTCCCGAACTTTATGTTCGTTGTAATGGATGAAGAGGGTGACATTTACTATGACTACACCAACCTTCCAGTCGGCAAGATGCTGGCTAGGGAGATGATGGAGGATGCTAGCACCGATGAGGTTGATGTGGATTGGGACTACGAGTTCGAGGACCTAGAGGAAGGGGAGGACTGGCAAAATGGGTAAAGGTTGCGCACCCCGAAAGGGACATAATCCTGAGAAGCAAAGCAGGAACTACGACAGTATTGACTGGAGTAAGGGGAAGAAGTCAAATGTAAAGGTTCGTATTAACGGCAAAGAAGTCAATGCTTGAATTCACCAGTCACCCAATCCTCAAGGCTCCCTCTGACGAGGAGATAGTAGCCCTAGGGGAGTTGGACCCCAAGCTCCTTCAAAAGCTCCATGAGGCGCACGAGGGACGCATCCGTGCGGCTGAGGAGGACCCACTGCGGCATGGATTCGATTTGGCTGGATGGGAACGGATACGCAACGCTCTCAGCAAATACGATGAGGTAATTACATTCGGGGGCAACCGTTCAGGTAAAACAACAGGATGCGCCAAGATGTTAATGGAGGCTGTCACGGAGAGCATGGACGGTCACGTTGTATGCTTCAGCCAGAACGCCGATACCTCTGTCAAGGTCCAGCAAGCTGCGGTATGGGAGATGATGCCCAGGGAGTTCAAGCGCAAAACCAAGAGCATTGACGGGTACATCAATTACTCAATGCAGAACGGGTTCACGGGGAGTAGCTTTATTTTTCCCGATACAAGGACTCGCGTGGACTTCAAGACCTATACGCAGTTCAGCAATAACCAGACTATCCTTGAGGGTTTTGAGTTCGGCTTCAGGAACCCCATTGGTTTAAATATTGGGGCATGGCTGGACGAGTACCTGGGTGATGCGGCATTGGTAAACACCCTCCGCTTCCGTCTAGCTACCCGAAACAGCAAGATGCTTCTCGGCTTTACACCCATAGATGGGTACACCCCTTTTGTAAATGAGTATCTGAAGGGTTCAGAAACCCTGAAGACGCGACACGCAGAACTGCTTGGACGCGAGGTTCCAGTGGAGCAGTACAGCCCTGAGCGTGATGCTGGGGTTGTGTACCTGCACTCGGACGAGAATCCTTTCGGGGGCTATGACCGCATAGCTAAAGATTTGCGCAACGAGAGCGAGGACAAGATAATGGTACGCGCCTATGGCTTACCAACTAAGTCCATGACCTCACTGCTACCGAACTTCAGCCCTGAGATTAATGTTCTCAGCGATAAGCCCAATAAGTACGGAATGGTGTTCCCAGAGAACATGAAACAACTGACATGGTATCAGGTAGTTGACCCAGCATTTGCACGTAACTACGTGGCGTTATGGGCTGGTATATCCGAGGAGGGTGAAGTATTTATCCGCAGGGAGTGGCCTGACCGAGGTAGCTACGGTGAGTGGGCATTGTTCGGGGACCCGAAGTGGCGATACGGACCAGCCGCTAAGAAGTTCGGCTATGATGTCGAACGCTATGTTGAACTCTTCAAGGAGATTGAGGACGAACTGGGGATTGATGTCATGGAACGCATCGGGGACTCCCGCTTCTTTGCAAAGGAGAATGAGAACAACGTGGACCTCTTTACCAAGTTCTATGATTACGGAATGAGCTTTGTACCATCGGACGGGCAGACGGAGCAGATTGGCTGCACCGCACTGGACGAATGGTTTAACTATAACCCTAACTACGAGATTGATGAGGCGAATCGCCCCCTGTGCTATATTCACGAGGACTGCGGGAACCTTATTGAATCCGTGATTAACTACAATTCAAGCGGTAAGAATGACGAAGCCCTCAAGGACTTCTTTGATATTCTCCGTTACTTGCGAATGTCCAATGGTGGCTACGGACCTGATTACTTCGCTTCACGAGATATGCAAGCTACCACAACAGGCAAAGGAGGATACTAACGAGGGGACTCGTTAGCAACTGACAACTAAAAGGAGGAAGATTGATGGCTAAAAAGAAACTAACACAGATAGCAGAAGAAAACGAGATTGAGTTCGATGAGGCTCTGTCCCTGGCTCAGGAGAAACTACCCGAAGGTAGCCTAAGCGGCAAGGGGAAGAACACATGGGTCAACGAGGAGGGAACCAAGATACTTGAGGAGTCCTTTTGTATCGAGGAAATTATTCCTAAGCACTTCAAGGGGATTGTACTCCAGGAAGCACCGAACCCCAAGTGGAACTACGTACGGCATCCCGTACTGAAAAAGCGTGTCCCCGTTTTGATTCACCGCCGCTGGCAGGGTAGGCTTGTGGGCAAGGAGATTACTTTCGAGGCTATTGAGGATAGCAAGGGTACAACGTATCGCCATGTCAAGTAACGAGGACATCACACTGGACCGTACTTGGTGCAGGGAACAGGCTGACCGACTGGCTTCATGGGAGGTACTCCGCAGGTATGTTTTACACCTGACGGAACTACCTATGACCAATGCAGAGCTATGTGATACAATAGGCGTATCCTCGACCTATACAATTCGGTTGCTGAAATCCATACAAAAGAGAATCAATCCCGAAGATGCAGAATGAATCCATTTCTGAGTCCCTTACTTACGTAAGCGATGAGCCAGACATTAAAACCCTGAAGTACGCCTATGACCAGACCGTTACGGAACTGGAAGCGTACTTTGACCTATGCCGCACATCTTATGATGACCGCCGCAACTGGTGGCCTGGCAAAAGCCGTGACCACCGCAAGCATGGTGCTGATGCCTTCCCTTGGGAGGGTGCATCCGATGTGGAGTGCCATGTTATTGATGAACGGATTACACGGCTTGTTTCATTGTTTATGGCATCCCTGAATCGTGCGAATGTTCGTGCGTTTCCTGTGGAGAGTGGCGACATTGCTCGCAGCAAGGTTGTGTCAGGTTTCCTGAAGTGGATGGTATCCAGCGGATACATTCCCCGTTTCTATCGTGAAATGGAACTCGGTGCTAACTACCTGCTTGAGCGAGGTATTTTGATTTCGTATGTAGGCTGGCAGCGCGAGGACCGCCGCTTTATTCAGCAGTTAGATTTAAGCCAGATTGCACAAATGTCACCTGAGATTGCGGATGCAATTAACTCAGGCGAGATGGACGATGAGCTTGTTCTTTTGATTCAGAACATTTTCCCTGGGACTACTCCTAAACGAGCCAAGAAAGCAATCAAGGACCTTCGCAAGACTGGAGTTGCTGAACTGCCCGTAGTTCGCCGTCAGGTCAATGCACCTGAAGTCAAGACACTTGCCCCTGATGGGGACTTCTTTTTCCCTCCGTATGTAACGGACCCACAACGTGCGCCTTACTGTTTCTGGCGTACTTACTACACACCGCAAGAACTTGAGAACAAGGTCGTAACTGATGGATGGGATGAAGGATTCGTTGAACACGTTATTGATAAGTACCGAGGTGTTAATATTGACAGCATTGAGCGTGAGCAAGAAGGTCGCCGCTCTATCAGCCTTACTGATAATGCTTACGAGGCCGAGGAGCTTATTGAAATCTGTTACGGATACCAACGCCTAGTTGACCCAGAGGACGGTGCTGAGGGCATTTATTGCACGGTATTCCACAAGGAGTTCAGCGGGGACGAGTTCACTCAGGGGTACGCAAAATTTGAATTACTGAATGGCTACGAGGATTATCCCGTGGTTGTTACCCGTCTCTCAGAGGACGGCAAGCGTCTCTATGATGCCAGTACTATTCCTTCAATCCTGCGGGGTATCCAGAATCAGGTCAAGGTTGAGCGGGATTCACGCATTGACAGAAACAGCCTGGCAACATTACCGCCGATTCTGCACCCCGTGGGACAAGCTCCTACTGATTGGGGACCTGGACGGATGATTCCATATCGCCGCAAGGGGGACTTGGACTTCGCTCCTACACCTGCTTACAATACTGGTTCGCTGGAGATGGAGAACACGATGCTTCAGTTAGCGGACCGCTTGGTTGGACTGGACGAACAGTCAAGTATTAGTCAAGTACGCAAGCAGTTCCTCGTGGACAAGTTCCTTAGCCATACCGCCGAGGTTCTACGCATGGCTTACAAGTGCTTCCAACGCTTTGGTCCCGATGAGGTATTCTTCCGTGTCACAGGTATTCCTGACCCGCAGGTTCTTAACAAGGGGAACCCTGATGAGAACTTCGACATCCTGATTAACTTCGATGTCCAGAATACTGACCCCGAAACAGTCCAAGCCAAGTTGCAACAGTTCGTGTCCCTGAACCAACTGAACGCCAATGGTCGCATGAACGTGGACAGCCTTCTTGATATTGCTGCCGCAAGCATTGACCCAATCATGGCTGACGCAGTTCTTCAGCCCGTTGAGTCCGCTCAGCAGCAAGTCGTCAAGGATGTTACCGATGACCTTACCAAGATATTCTCTGGTATAGAAATGCCAGCCCGTCCAGCGGGAGCGCAGATTGCATTGCAGGTTATCCAGCAGTACGCACAACAGCCTGACATTGCTCAGCGTTTACAGGAGGACGAAGCCTTTGCTGCCCGTATGGAGAAGTACGCTGGTCAGTACACATTCCAGATGCAACAAGCACAGAATGCACAAATTGGTCGAGTAGGTACAGCCCCCGCACAGATGGGTAATGTATCAACACAGAATTTATGAGTATAGAACAGGACCTACAAGCCCTGCACAACCATGAGCATTTTGCTCGGTTCATGCAGGTTATTCATAACCTCCGTGAAGAAGCCATTGCTGAACTTCACGAAG